TAATTCAGGCAACGTGACTTTTCCAGCGGCAAACGATGCTAACTGGGGAACTATTACACACGTTGCGGTAATGGATGCTTCAACATCGGGCAACGTATTATTTTACGGTGCACTAGATACTGCAAAAACAATTGATAGTGGTGATACTTTTCAAATCACTTCAGGCAACTTAACAGTATCATTGGCGTAATAACGTCACTGGGGAGGATATCCCGTGGCGGATTTTAGTTACGTTACATTTGATTATTTCGATACTTCGTATCTATCGCCTTCTGGTGGAGACACTGGTGGGCCAGATGGAAATGATCCCTATGTGGCGAGAGCAAGTGACAGTCTTTATGTTGAGACTGGATATGTAGACACAGGGTATGTAGGTATCTTATATTCAGGTATTAGCGATACTGCATCCGCCTTTACCCTTACAGCAACAACAGGCGAAACACTAGAAGGAACAGTAACACAAGTATCAACAGCAACCTTAACGGTAGTTGGTGGTAAGATTGTTCTAGGTGCGGTAACCACAAGTTCACAATTTGTTGTTTCAACAAGTGGTCAAAAAATTAATGGTGTTAGTGCAACAGCAAGTTCACAATTTGCTGTTTCAACAAGTGGTCAAAAAGTTAATGGTGTTAGTGCAACACTATCAGGTGCATTATCATTTGCCTTAACAACAAGTCAAATTAAGAGAGGCACAACACTAGAAGCAAGTGCTGGCACATTAACAGTTAATGGCGACCTAATAAAACAATTAAGCACAAGTGTTTCAAGTTCAGCAACACTAACAGCAACAGGCGTTCAAACAAAACAAGGCAGTTCAAGCATAACAGGTGCAGGTGCACTTGTTGTTGTGGCAGGCAGAGTAATTCCAGGTGCAACACTACAAGCATCAAGTGGAACAATGACTGTAAGTGCCATTGCAACAAGAGGCGGTGCTGTTTCAATGCCAGTCAATGCACACGATGGTGTGACTTGGTCAAACTATGGTAGTTGGAATCATGACACACAACAGATATGGGGACCAACACTTTATCTTGCAGAAGTAAATGTTGTTATTCAAGGTAGTGCTTCAGTAACAATAAATGCAACACTATCAGCAGATGCTGATGTAATAAGAGATGGTATTGTATTACAAGCAAGTTCTGGAACACTGGTATCAAGTGCAGGAACCATAAAAGCAACAGCGGTTGCAAATTTAAACGCATTCAATACAACTGTTATTGCAGGAACCAAAGATACGGATTCAACAGCACTTTTATCAAGTGCATTCACACTTACATCAAGTGCTATATTCCAAGTATCAGGTGTTGCAAGTCCGAGTGCTCAATTTACGGTTACGGCAGATGGAGATGTTCTAAGAAGCGGTATAGTATTACAAGCATCAAGTGGAACACTAACAGTAGATGGTGATAAAATCAATGGCGGTGTTGCTTCACTAAATGCATTCAACACACAATTAACCGTTGGAGCAAAAACCAAACAATTAAGTGCTTCAATCACAGCAAGTGCTTCATTAGTATCAAATGCAAGACAGGATCACAGACCTTCACCAACATTAACAGGTATATTTGACCTTAATGTTAATGGCGGTATTTTAGCAAGAGCAACAGCATCATTGAATGCATTTAATAGTGTATTAAGTGCATTAACCATTTATATTATTGATCCATATCGCGTATATGCTGTTGATAGTGAATCAAGAACGCTCGTAATTGCACTAGAAGAGCGAAAATTTGCGGTTAAACCAGAGAATCGGTTAAATAATATTGAACAAGAAACAAGAGGATTTGTGATTGATAGTGAAACAAGGACACTCAAGCCACAAACACTAACATTGGTAGAACAAATAAATCCTTTAGACAGGAGAGAAGGTTAAATGGCAACACTTACTGGTTTTCAACAAGACAGGGTAGGGCACTACATTGAAAAAGATCCATATGCAATTTTAGACTATTCTTTGGATTGGACCAATTGGATGCCTACCGGCGATACTATCTCCACTATTACTGTCACAGCAGAAACCATTAGTGGTGATGCGGCACCTTTAACAATAGTTTCAACAACAAACACAAGTTACATAGCAACGGCAAATATTTCAGGCGGCACAGCAGGCAATATCTATAACATAGAATATAAAATTATCACAACCAACGGACTAAGGGATTCAAGAAACTTTAGAATCAAGGTAGTGGAGAGACAGATATAATGAGTGAAGAAAATAATAGACCACAGCCTGTGAAAAAATACAAGACCATAGACAGAGATCTTGTCTATAAACTTGCTTGTATTCAATGCACACCTGATGAGATTGCTGAAGTGGTAGGAACAAGTCCTGAAACGTTAAAAAAACGTTTTGGTGATCTGCTTGAAAAAGGAAAACAAGCGGGTAAGAAAAGTTTACGTAGAGCACAGTGGGACAAAGCACTTAATGGTGATACCCGTATGCAAATATTTTTAGGAAAACAATATCTAGGTCAAAAGGATGCACCAGAAGATGGTGAAGCAAAAACTCCTTTACCATGGGAGGATTAAGCAATGTCAAAAATTGATTTTTCAACATTACAAGACAACAACAATTTTCCATTTGGATTAGGGGTTGCAAGAGGGGCATTTCCTAACCTTTCAGGAATACAAAAGTTTGGTTATAATGCAAGTGTAGGAAGTAGTGCATTTGAAACCATATGGGAAAATGGTGGTATCTATACCTATGTAGATTCAGCAGGCACAGTAGCACTAACATCAGATGATACTGCTAATGACAATGGTGCTGTTGTTGAAGTTCAAGGATTAGACGGTTCATACAATTTACTAACAGAGAATGTAACAGTTGGTGGTGCGTCCAGCAGTGGTGAATTTCTAAGAATTTTTAGAATGAGACTTGTTAGTATGCCAGAAGGCGATAGTGCAGGTGATGCCCTGACAGTAAATCAAGGCAATCTAAGTGCTACTGTGAATGGCACAGTTATTGCGAGAATTTTAGAAGAAGTTGGACAAACGCTAATGGCGGTGTATACTGTTCCAGCGGGTAAAAGAGCATACTTGTTAAGTTTTGATGTAGGCAATAGCAAAGACGCAGAACTTGAAGCAAAAGTCATGGTTAGGCGTTTTGACAATAGCGTGTTTAACACCAAAGCATATTCTACACTTAGAGGAACACCATTTAGAAAAGAATACAAAATTTTTGAAGTTTTCAATGAAAAAGACGACATTGAAATAAGAGCAAAGTCAAGTAATATAGCAAGTGTAAGTGCAGGATTTGAATTGCTGTTGGAGAACAAATAATGCCATTGAGCCAAGCACAGAAAAACATTGTTGATACGGCATTTTCCAAAAGATTTGTTGTGGCCGTGACTGGCCGTCGCTTCGGCAAAACACACGTGGCAATGAGAGAATTGGCAAGAGCGGCATCAAAACCAAATCAACAGGTTTGGTATGTTGCACCATCATATAGAATGGCCAAAGGTATTGTTTGGGATCAATTAAAAAACAAATTAAAAGACTTGCGTTGGATTGATCAAAGCAATGAAGCAGAATTAAAGTTGAGATTAAAAAATGGATCCGTTATACATCTTAAGGGTGCTGATAATCCTGATAGCCTTAGAGGCGTTGGTTTGGATTTTATTGTATTAGATGAGTTTCAAGATATTGATCCAAGGGTATGGACAGAAGTATTACGTCCAACACTATCAGATAAGAATGGTAGAGCAATGTTTTTAGGCACACCAAGAGGCGTTGGAAGTTTTAGCCATGAAATGTTTATTATGGCAGAAAACACAGATGGTTGGGGTGCTCATACATACACAACACTAGATGGTGGCAATGTTCCTGCAGATGAAATAGAACAAGCAAAAAGAGATATGGATGAAAAAACATTTCAACAAGAATATCTCGCAACATTTAACACATATTCAGGCGTTGTATATTATAACTTTGATAGAAATTACACAATTAAATCACATCCTAATCCAGATATTAGAGAAATACACGTAGGACAAGACTTTAACGTCGGAAGTTTAGCCAGTGCTATTGCTGTTATTGAAAACAACACAATTTACTTTATTGATGAATTATTATTGAATAGTTCTAGCACAGAAGACACAGCAGATGAATTAAAAAGACGTTATCCAAACAGCAGAATTATAATGTATCCTGATCCTGCGGGCAAGGCATTAAAAACAAGTGCTGGTGGTAAAACAGATATTTCAATACTGCAAAATGCAGGATTTGGAGTTCAAGTTAGAAGGAACCATACTCCAATTAGAGACAGGGTTAATAGTGTTAATGCTAAACTTAAAAACAGCAAAGGTGACAGTTCATTATTTGTTGATTCTAAGTGCAAAAACATAATTAATAGTTTAGAACGAATGGTATATAAACCGGGAACAAACGTCATCGACAAAGACGGAGTGCATGATCATATGGCTGATGCCGTTGGATATTTGGTTGATTTCTTATATCCATTACGCACAGAATTTGAAAGCACAACACCACAACGTTGGGCATTTACTGGTAGCAACAATAACAATGCAAGGAGATACGCTTAATGCCCGTGATTAGAGACAGAGTAATAAAAGGTGATGGCAAAATAGCCGTTGACTATATTGTAGAAGCACATGATGCCTACAAATTTTATATCAACAGATGGCAATTTTTAGGTGATTCATATCAAGGTGGATATGATTACTTTATGGGTCGTTACTTGGAGCCATATTATTATGAGAGCCGTGATGATTACGAAAAAAGATTAAGACAGGTTGGATTAGACAACCATGTAAAATCCATTGTGGATCTTTACAACAGTTTTTTATTTAGAAAAGAAATTAAAAGAGATTTTGGAAGCCTAGAAACAGATCCAGGACTGCGTCCTTTCTTGCAAGATGCAGATCTAGATGGTCGTTCATTGCTTTCATTCCTAAGAGATGTATCCACATATGCCATGGTATATGGTAATGTATGGGTGCTAGTAGACAAAGTAAACTCAAACGCAAAAACAAGAGCGGATGAATTAAATCAAGGTATCAGACCTTATGTTTCAATGTTTACTCCTGATAATGTTTTAGATTGGGAGTATGAAAGACAGTCTAATGGACTTTATGAACTTACATACCTAAAAGTAAAAGAAGAAGTTCTAAAAGACAGACAGTATATTAGGGAATACACCAAGGATGAAATCAATGTCTACCTAATTGATGGAAAAGATAAAACTGGTGAGTTATACGAAACTGTCCCTAACACCCTAGGTAGAATACCTGCGGTTTGTGTTTATGCACAAAGATCAAACGTCCGTGGGGTTGGTGTATCTGCTGTAGGCGATATTGCTGACATACAAAAAGAAATATATGAGTTTGGTAGTGAGATTGAACAAATTATTAGATTAACCAATCATCCTTCACTTGTGAAAACTGTGGATGTTGAAGCAAGTGCAGGTGCAGGTTCAATCATTCAAATGCCACAAGGAATGGATCCAGGACTACGTCCTTACCTTTTACAACCAGATGGCACAAGCATTGAAAGTGTTCTTAGTGCTATTACTAAAAAAGTAGAAGGCATTGATAGAAGTGCTTCATTGGCGGGTATCAGAAGCGTTGAAAGTCGCAGACTATCAGGTGTTGCATTAACATCAGAGTTTCAAACACTTAATAGTAAATTAAGTTCGTTTGCTATGAACATGGAACACGCAGAAGAACAAATATGGAGACTGTGGGCATTGTATCAAGGAAAAGTATGGGATGGCGGAGTTGAATATCCTAGAAGTTTTTCAATTCAAGATAAAGCAAATGATATTGCTATGTTAAAGATGGCAAAAGAAGCAAACATTAGCGATGCAAGAATTAACGCAGAAATTGATAAAAGAATTTACGAAACAATTACAGAAGAATACATAGAAGACATGATGCCTGAGAGCGAGGGTGAAGAAGAGATGGAAACTGTAGAACAAGAACGTGCTGAGCATCCTCCTGTAACATCAATTGATAATTTAATTGAACATCTACGTTCAATGGTTGCTGAAGGCTATACCAATGAACAGATTAAAGAATTACATCCGGAGTTAGCACAACTATTCAATAGGGGTGTTTAATGGGAAAATATATCCCTGAGCGGGACTGGATAAGTGAAACTCCTACGGAGCAAGAAATTAGGCGTATTCTATCTGAGTATAACGACAACATACATAGGTATGAAACCAAAGGTTTTAAAACTGCTGGAATCAAAGCAAGAAATAATTTGTTAGGATTATATCCATTGCTTAAAAAGAGAAGACAAGAGATACTGGCAGGATACAAAAACAGAAAACCATTGGAAGAGCATCCTAGTTGGAAAAGAATTTGATGCCGAGGTAATGAAATGTCAGTAACAACAACAACATCAGTAAAAAGTTTGATAGGAGAAAAAATGAGAAAAAAATCCAAAACAAGCAGAGGTGGTCGTAAAAAACCTTCTCGTGGCGGCCGTAAAAAGCGATAAATAAGCCAATATTACTAAATATAATCATACTACTAATTGAGGGTAGGTGGTAGAACTCAACCAATTAATAAAGAGGATATAAAATGAACGCGGAAAACACAGCGGTAAACGAAACTGAGACAACTGCGTCTCAACCGGAAGGTAAAGAGCAGGTAGCAACGCAGGAAACTGTAAAGGAAAACCTTTTATCACAGGACGATGTAAATCGCATTGTGGCAGAAAGGGTAGCAAGAGAAAAGGCAAAGTTTGAAAAGAAATATTCAAATGTTGACTTGGATCTTTATAACGAACTTGTAGAGAAGCAAGAAAAAGCACGCCAACAAGAACTTGAAAAGCGTGGAGAGTTTGAAAAATTGTTGAAAGAGCAGGCGGAGAAATTCAACGGCAAAATTCAACAGTATGAAAGCGAACTTACTTCAATCAAGGTAGACGGCACATTGTTAAATGAAGCAAGTGCTCAAAGAGCGGTGAATCCACAACAAGTGGTTGCACTACTAAAGAGCAATTTGCGTTTAAATGAAGCAGGTGGCGTTGATGTTATAGATGCAAAAGGACAGGTTAGATATGATGATAATGGTAACCCATTAAAAGTATCTAGTTTGGTAAATGAGTTCCTTGCAGTCAATCCACATTTTGTTCAAGCAGGACCAAATGGTTCTGGAACTGGACAAGGAGTTGGAAAGCAAAATCCTGTGGTAGACAACGATGTTACGAAACTTAATATGGAAAATCCCGAACATCGTAAGCGTTATGCAGAAATAATGCGAGCAAAGGGAGTCCGTATATAATTGCTATCTAACAAGGAGATATAACAATGGCAACAACAACTAGTTCATTAACACAAGAACTATACGCTAATATCGTCCAATCGGCACTTTACACATTATCTGAAAATACTGTGATCCGCCCATTGGTTCGAAATTACGATATGACTGGAACTCCAGGCTTAACAGCACAGGTTCCAATTTACCCAGCACTATCGGCTGGCGATCTAACTGAAGGCACAGATATCACAACTCCAACAAGTTTTGATACTACTTCAGCAACAATCACTGCACTTGAAAAAGGTGTATTAGTAACATTAACTGACTTATCAAAAGAGTCTGCAACAGAAGACGTTGCGGCGGCTATTGGTAGACAGATTGGTGATGCTATGGCAGTTAAAGTTGACACAGACTTAGCGGCTTTATTCTCTGGATTTACAAATTCAGTAGGATCAGGTGCGGCTGAAATCACTGTTGACGACTTTTT